ATGGCAAATATAGCATTAAGAAACCCACAGTTTAAAAGTATTGCAGTAGCAGCATCAATAAAATCTGTTGTTTGCAGAATATCAATAAATGGAACATTAAGGTACACATTGACTAAAAACATACCAGTTGTTTTTGCAGCAACTCCAACTATCAATTTTGACATTGCAGAACTTGCAAGGGATTATATAGAGATAGAATACCAAAGTAATTACATACCTCAAACTGTTGATATAGAAACTGTATTAACACCTTATGATGATTTTAATGGTGAGGGTAATGCTGGTACTGCATCAACAATAGATGATAGGGGTTTTGAAGCCTATGGAACTTTTGAAGAAGGTGTAAACCCAGAAGTACCTTTTAGAACTTCACCTACTTACTTAATACCAACAACAGATACAAGCACCTTTACAATATTTGCACCAAACAATACTGCTGGTATAATACCAAACATAACAAGTTTAAATGGCTTGGCAGCAAAAGCATATACGGTAAGTGATACAAGTGTAACAACAGTTGATAGTGTAGTGTGTAACATAAAAAGAATTGATTGTACAAAGTATGGAATTGGTAATAAGATAACCTACATAAACAAGTATGGTGTGCAACAAGACTTGTGGTTTTTCTTAAAAGAAACTAAAAACCTTGCAAGAACAAATGAGGGTTATAAATCAAACACAATAACCTATCCAAGTGGTGGTGCAACATACTCTGTGCAAGATGCACCAAACAAAGTATTTAACACACAAGCAAAACAAACACACATCTTAAGTAGTGGGTATTATCCAGAGTTTGCAAATCAACAATTTGAAGAACTATTATTAAGTGAGTACGTTTGGTTTAATAAGCCTATAAGCGGTATTGGGGTTGGAACAATAGTTGTACCAGTTAAAGTTAAAACATCATCAGTAGCCTTTAAAACAAGTGTGAATGATAGGTTAATAGAATACACTATGGAGTTTGAAGAAGCATTTGACTACATAAACAACATTAGATAATGCGTAGATTACAATTATATATTGGAACACAAAGAGTTGATTTGTTTAAAGATGAAACGGTTTCACTTACTCAAACTATTCAAAATGTAAAGGACATTGCAAAAGTGTTTACTGAATTCACACAAACATTTGCAGTACCAGCATCTAGTGTAAACAATAAAATATTTGAACACTATTATAATTTTGACATTATTGATGGCTTTGATGCTAGAAACAAAGTAGCTGCAAGAATTGAATTAAATGACTTGCCTTTTAAAACAGGTCTTATAGCTTTACAAGGTGTAGATTTAAAAAACAATCTCGCTCATACATATAAGATTACATTTTATGGTAATACAGTTAATTTAAAAGACATATTAGGAGCAGACCAATTAGCATCATTATCGGAATTAAACCAATACTCATTAGAATACAATTACGCAAACGTAAAAGCAAAGTTAGAAATTGGTTTAGCAAATGAACCGTTAATTGCTCCATTGATTACACATTCAAATAGATTAATTTACGATAGTGGTACAGATAATATAGGAGCAAATAATTTGTATTATAATTCAAGTAGCGATTATGATGAGAATGGAGTTTTGTTTACTGAATTAAAATTTGCTATAACACTTAAATCAATAATAGATGCAATACAAGCCAAATATACTATTGCAAATGATTACCAATCTTCCATAATATTTTCAAGTGATTTTTTCAACAACGCAACAAATGTAGATTTTAATTATTTGTATATGTGGTTGCATAGAAAAAAAGGTAATGTTGAAACAACAACCGCACAAGGTGGTTTTTCTTGGTCACCAGTACCTTTAACAATAAACACAGAAACAGGAGAAAGGATTTTATTTGTATCAAATGGTTCTATAACAATAGGTAGTGATTTTATAGGTGGTTTAGGTGAAACTAAATTAAGCATAACACCAGTAGGAAGTAATCCATATAGTGTAAGAGTTTTACAAGATGGTGCAGTATATGAGCAAAGAACCAATGTAACAAATAACCAATTATTTTTCCAAACAGAAGCAGATACGTTACCATCTGGAACTTATACTTTAGAAATAGCAGCAGATGCAACAGTTAGTTTTGCTGTTGGCAATATTAGTTGGAGATTTGAAACCTACAATACCGCGCCTGATACTGCTGGGGTTGCTTTAGTAAATAATGCGTCAATATTTAATACTGACTTACAAAATCAATTTACAATAACAGAGCAGATACCTAAAATGAAAATAATAGATTTTTTAACTGCTATTTTTAAGATGTTTAATTTAACTGCTTTTGTTAATGATGTTGGTGTAATAGTGGTTAGAACTTTAGATAGTTATTACGCAGCTAGTACACAAGTTTACAACATAGATAAATACCTAGATACTACAACATCAAAGGTGGATATTGCATTACCTTTTAAGGATATAATTTTTGGATATAAAGGTTTAGGAACAATATTAGCAGAAAAGTATAATCAAATAAATAACATTGAATGGGGTACTGAAAAATTTGTACTTGGTGGTACAGAATTTACAACACCAACAAAAAGCTATAAAGTAGAAATACCATTTGAGCATATGATGTTTGAAAGATTAGTTGATGCAAACCCCCTGTTGGTGTCACCAGCTAATGAAACAGAAATTTTATATGGTGTTAGTATTGATGATAATTTAGAACCATATATTGGAGAACCTTTGATTTTTTACAGAGAGTTTACACCTTTTGCACCAACACAAACCCCTATTGCTTTTAAAGAAACAGTAGCGGCTGCACCAGTTGAAATAACAACGTATAATATGCCATCAAATAGTTGGAGTATTATTCCAGCAACAAGCACATCAAATATAAATTTTAGTTTTGAAATAAATGAGTACACTTTAAATACAGATTTTCCTGGCACACTATTTAATAATTATTATTTAAATTATATTAAAGATGTATTTAATGAGCAAAGAAGATTAATAAAAGTAACAGCATACCTACCAATGAAAGTGTATTATAACTTACAACTAAATGACTTAATAGAATTAGGTCAAGATAGATACAAAATTAATTCACTAACAACAGATTTAACAACTGGTAAAACAGAATTTGAATTACTAAACACAATACTATGATTAAGAATATAATTGACTTGCTACAAGTTGTTGATGGTGAAACTGAAAACATAAAGATAGCACAGGGAAAATATAAATTAGCAGAAACACTTTCAAGTGGGTTTAAACAAACAAAAAGAAATTTAAGATGGCGCAAAAAATAGAAGTAGAATTTGAGTTAAAATACAAGGATGCTTTAAAAAACATTGACAAACTTAAAAAAGAATATTCAGAACTTGAAAAAGAGGTTGTTACCGCTAATGAAAAAACAGCAGATAGTTTAGAAGCAGTAGAAAAAGGTGCAAAGGATAGTGCAAAGGGTGTTAAGAAAGTTGGTGTATCTTTAAAAGGTCTTGCTGCTGCAACTGGTATTATATTCGTATTACAAAAAGCATTTGAATTTGTAAGTAGTGCAATACAAGAAAACCAACAAGTAATGGATGGTTTAAATGTTGTGTTTAAAACTGCTCAAATAGTATTCAATGAGGTACTTGGGGTTATAACAGATGTGTATAAAAGTGTAACATCAGCATCTGAAAACTTTGATGCGCTTGGTAAGGTAATAGGTGGTTTATTAACTATTGCGGTTACACCTTTAAAGGTTGCTTTTTATGGTATTCAATTAGGAATACAAGCAGCACAACTTGCTTGGGAACAATCTTTATTTGGTGATGGTGACCCTGAAACAATAAAGACATTAAATGAAAGCATTGCAGAAACAAAAGCTAATTTAGAAGAAGTTGCAGTTGCAGCGGTTGATGCTGGAAAAGATGTTGTAACAAACTTTGCAGAAGCGGTATCAGAAGCTGGTGCAATAGGTTCACAATTAGTTGAGGGTGTAAAAGAAATAAGTATTGAAGCTGCATTAGAAACTGCAAAAGCAAACCAAGCATTAGAAAAGTCTGCTGAAATAGCTGCTGCACAAAGTAGAATACTACTTGAACAATTTGATAGGCAAGCAGAACTACAAAGACAAATTAGAGATGATGAAACAAAAAGTATAGCAGAAAGACAAGCAGCAAACAATGAGTTAAACACTATTCTTGAAAAGCAAGAAGAAGAAATGACTAAAAATGCTGAATTAGTCAAAGCAGCAGCACAAGCACAATTTGATTTAACTGGCAAAACAGAAGACTATGTAAGGGTATTAGAAGCAGAAGCAGATATACAAGGTGTGGCTGCACAAGTAACTGGTTTTAAATCTGAACAACAAACAAACGCAAATGCTTTAACAAAAGAAGCCACAGAATTAAAAAATGCAGAACTAGAAAGTGAAAGTTTATTATCTATTGAGAAGAAAAGATTTAATGCAGAACTTATAGAAGATGAACTTTTAAGATTAAGTAAATTAGCCGAAATTGATATACTTGAAGCTGAACAAGAAACGACAAGATTACAAGCTATTGTAGATAACGCAGCCGCTGGTACACAAGCAAAGGTAGATGCACAGATTGCTTTAGATGATTTCACCGAACAATCAAGACAAACTAATTTAACAAGAGATAATGAAATCACACAAGCTAAAATTTCAAATGATGAAAAATTAACCGCATCAAAACAAAAAGCATTAGATGATTTAATTTCAATAGGTGGTGCAGAAACAAGTTTCGGAAAAGCTATGTTTTTACTTAAACAAGCATTGGCAATAAAGGAAATGATAATGGAAGCCAAAAAGACCATAACTTTTGCATCTGTAGCATCTGCAAAAGCAACGGTTGCAACGGCAGAGGGTGCTGCCCAAACTGCAAAAGTTGGTTTTCCTCAAAACATACCTTTATTAATTGGATATGCGGCACAAGCTGCTGGTATTATCAGCGCAATAAAATCTGCTACTGGAACAGCTAAATCTGCTGTTTCTAATATTGGTGGCGGTGGTGGTTCAATAGTAGAGCCAAGCGCACCACAAGCACCAGCATTTAATGTAGTGGGTGCAAGTGGTGAAACCCAATTAGCAGATGCAATAGGTGGGCAAACACAGAAACCAACTAGAGCATTTGTAGTAAGTAATGATGTTACTACTGCACAAGAACTAGATAGAAACATTATAGAGGGTGCAAGTATATAAATGCAAAATTAAAAACTAAACACGTTATATATTTATGAAGATAATAGAACTTATTTTAGATGAAGACCAAGATGATATTGGAGTTGAAGCAATTTCAATTGTAAATTCTCCAGCTATTGAAAGTGATTTTGTTGCTTTAAAGAACCAAGAAATAAAATTAGCAGAAGTAGACAAAGAAAAGAAAATACTAATGGGTGCATTGTTAATACCAAATAAGCCTATTTACCGCAATGGTTCAGAGGGTGAGTATTATATATACTTTTCAAAAGATACTATTGTAAAAGCATCTCAAATGTTCTTACAGAAAGGAAATCAAAGCAATTCAACACTAGAACACGCAGAACCATTAAGTGGTTTAACATTAGTTGAAAGTTGGATAGTAGAAGACAAAGCAAAAGACAAAACTGCAATGTATGGTTTAGATGTACCTGTTGGAACTTGGATGGGAAGCGTTAAGGTAAACAATGATGAGATTTGGCAGGAATATATTTTGACCCAGAAATGCAAGGGGTTCAGCATAGAGGGGTATTTTGCGGATAAAATGGAAGCACCTAAAGAAAAGGTAGAAGAACAATTAAGTGAAGAATTATTAAGTAAAATTAAATCTATATTAAATAAATAATTATGAAAAGTAACATTGAAAAAGTTTATAGCAAACTACCAAAAACAGAATTAGCAACACAAAAAGTAAAACTTTCAGCAGCCGATGATATTGCAAAAAGTTTATCACAAGTAGAAAAAGCAATGGCAGATGCAGATACAAAATTAAAAGAATTTAAAGAAGCAAAAGATGAATTTGCAAAAGCCGAGGCAAAAGCATTAAAGGTTAGAGCAACAAAGGATAAAGCAGAAACATCAGCAGACAAAATGGTATCACAAGCCTTTAAAGTTGTTGATAAAGTCGGGAAACAAGCAGATGATTTAGGTGTAAATAGAAGTGATGTAAAAGGTTTTGATAAATTAGAAGATTTAATTGGAGAACTTGACGAAAAATCAGCAGACATAGCAAATTATGATTTTAATTTAGGTCAATAGTAAATGCAAAGAAACAACAAAAATAAAACTTTTATACCTAGTAGGACGTCACCTACTGGGGGTAATCGTGCTTGTTTATGTTGGGATACTAACAAGTATTCTATCTCTTGTTGTGATGGTTCTATGCAAGCGCAAGGCATTGGTGTAATAACAAGGACAGACTAAAAACGCAAATTTTAATTTAATAACCGTTATATAAATAGTATGAAAGCAAATGATATGTTAAACGAAATAAAAACACTTTTAAACATCGAGGTTAAACTTGAAGAACAAAAGTTAGAAAATGGTACTGTAGTAAGTGCAGAAGCATTTGAAAAAGGAAAAGAAATTTTCATTGTAACAGATGATGAAAAGGTTGCAATGCCAGTTGGTGAATACATCTTAGAAGATGGTAGATTGGTTGTTGTAGAAGCTGAGGGTGTTATTGCAGATGTTAGAGAAGTATCTGATGAAGTACCAGCCAAAGAAGAAGAAACAACAGAGGATTTAAAAGAGGAAAAAGAAGAAGAAAAAATGATGGATGAAGAAAACTATGTAACTAAAGATACCTTTAGACAGATGGAAGATAAAATCCAAAACCTAGAAGATGCTATTGCAGATTTAAAGTCTGACAAAGTAGAAGCGGAAAAGGAAGAAGAAAAAGAAGTTGAAATGAAAGAAGAACTTTCATCAGTAAAACCAATCAAACATAATCCAGAAGCAAAAGCACCACAAAAAACACAAGTGCAATTTGGTAAAGGACAATTTAACACAACACTAGATAGAGTATTAAGCAAATTAAATAAATAAAAATGAATAAAAGAAACGTAAATTTAGCAACAACCGTAACCGTAAATTCTACCTATGCTGGTGAATTCGCTGGTGAGTATATTGCAGCAGCATTATTGTCTGCATCAACTATTGATGATGGCGGTATTTCAATTAAGTCAAACATCGCTTTTAAGGAGGTTATCAAAAAATTAGTAACGTCATCTTTAGTGACAGCAGCTGGGTGTGATTTTACACCAACATCTGCTATTACCTTGACAGAGAGGATATTACAGCCTAAAGAATTACAAGTTAACCTACAATTATGTAAGTATGATTTCGTATCAGATTGGGAAGCTCAATCTATGGGATTTGGTCTTGGTCAAACATTGCCACCAAAGTTTTCTGACTTTCTTATAGCACACGTTGCAGCCGAAGTAGCACAGAACACAGAATTCTGTATTTGGCAAGGTGATACAGCAGCAGCAACAAACAACTCTTTTGATGGGTTTGAAAAGCTAATTGCAGCATCAGCAGCAGCAGGAGATATTCCAGCAGCACAACAAGTTGCAGCAGTAGCTGGTGGGTTGTTATCTACAAATATCATTGACGAACTTTCAAAAGTAGTTGATGCAATACCAGGTGCTTTATATGGTAAAGAAGATTTATTCTTATACATCGGAACTAAAGCAGCTAAATTATATGTAACCGCATTAGGAGGATTTGGTGCAGCAGGTTTAGGAGCGAATGGTGTAGCTAATATGGGTACGCAATGGTGGAACAACGGAAGCCTAACAGTTAACGGTGTAAAAATCTTTGTATGTCCAGGAATGGCTGACAACAAAATGTATGCTGCACAACGTTCTAACTTGTACTTTGGTACTGGTCTTTTAAATTCAACAAACGAAGTGAAAACTTTAGATATGGCTGATTTAGATGGTTCAAACAATGTAAGAATGATTATGAGATTTACCTCTGGAGTACAGTTTGGTATCGCATCTGATTTAGTAGAATACGCTTAATTGTCTGATAATCAGATAGTTACAAATAGTAATTAATCAAAAAACTAGGGTAGGTGGTTTATCTGCTTACCCTTTTTTTATATAACAATAACTAATTTATTGATTTTCAATAAGTTAAAAAAAATTTTAGACAATATGGCTTGTACATTAACAGTAGGTAGACAACTACCTTGTAAAAGTGCCTTTGGTGGCATCAAACGTGTTTACTTTGCAGATTTCGGTGGTATCGGAAGTGTAACAGTAGATGCAACAACAAAAGAAGCAACTATAGTAGATGCATCAACCCCATCTGTATGGTTTGAATATCCAGTAAAAGGTAATTCTAGTTTAGAAACTACAGTAACAAGTAGCAGAGAAAACGGAACAACATTTTATACTCAAACTTTAAACCTTACATTAACATTTTTAGATGCTAAAACTCAATCAGAGTTGCAAATTTTAGCAATATCTAGACCAAATATTGTAGTAGAAGATTACTATGGTAATAGCTTTCTATGTGGTTTAGAAAATGGTATGGAATGCACGGGAGGTACTGTGGTTACTGGCGCAAGCGCTGGTGACCTCTCAGGATTTACGCTAACATTCGAGGGAATGGAAGAAGTAGCACCTTTCTTTTTAGCAACAGCCGTTACACCATCATCTGTAACACCGATTAATCCAACACCAACTGGAATACCACTTGACCCAGGACAAGGATAACCAATTATTTAGTTGAAATTAAAAGCATCCTTAATCGGGTGCTTTTTTTTTGTTTTTACAAATTACCTTTATTTATACGTTATATAATTGATGATACTTTTAAAACCAGAAGCTACCAATAGATTTACAATTATACCAAGAGAGTATGTAGCAAATGCTTATATGACTTTAAGAGATGATAGTACAAATGTTATTGTAGATTATACACTTGTACCAAGAGTTGATGGTGTAGGAAATATTTTTATTCAAAATGATGTTTACATTATATATGGTACAGAATATGTAAATTTAGTTGAGGGACATTTTTACGATGTAACATTGTATTCAGATGCAGAAAAAACAAATGTAATATATAGAGATAGAGCATTTTGTACCGCACAAGCAGATGCAATACAAGTTGATAATGATTTTTACAAAATAAATAAAGACCAATATACAACGTATGATGGTAACAATAATGATTACATTGTAATATGAGAAAAAGAAACGAAAAGGGACAATTTGCAAAGGCATCTAAATCTTCAGAATTTGGCTTTGTTAATTTAAGTACATATACATCACCAGAGGTTAAAGAAGTAAATGGTGAGGAGTGGATTTCCTATGGGGAAAATAACAACTATTTTCAGTTTCTTATAGACCGCTATAATGGTTCACCAACAAACAATGCAGCTATTAATGGAATTAGCCAAGCAATCTACGGAAAAGGTTTAAATGCAACTGATAGCAATAGAAAGCCTAATGAGTATGCACAGATGATTTCTTTGTTTAGAAAAGATGTTGTAAGAAGATGTTGCTATGATTTAAAGTTAATGGGACAAGCTGCTATTCAAATTATATACTCAAAGGATAGAAGTAAGATTGTTCAACTTGAGCATATGCCTATCGAGACATTAAGAGCAGAAAAATGTAATGAAGATGGTAATGTACCAGCATACTACTATTTTAATGATTGGGCAAACATAAAAAGAACTGATGACCCTTTAAGAATACCAGCTTTTGGTATGTCTAAAGAAAATATAGAAATATATTACATCAAACCATACAAGAGTGGGTTTTATTATTACTCACCTGTGGATTACCAAGGTGGTTTGCAGTATGCAGAACTTGAAGAAGAAGTATCTAACTATCATTTGAACAACATAATGAATGGATTGTCTCCATCGATGTTGATTAATTTTAATAACGGAACACCAAACCAACAAGAAAGACAATTAATAGAAACAAAGATAGCGCAGAAGTTTTCGGGGACAAGCAATGCTGGTAAATTCATTTTAGCATTTAACGACAATAAAGACAGTCAAGCAGAAATAACACCTGTACAATTAAGTGATGCTCACAACCAATACCAATTCTTAAGTGAGGAAAGCACACAGAAAATAATGGTTGCACATCGTATTGTATCACCTATGTTATTAGGAATAAAAGATGGTAGTGGTTTAGGTAATAATGCAGATGAAATAAAGACAGCATCTCTATTAATGGATAACACCGTTATAAGACCATTTCAAGAACTTTTAATTGATAGCTTTGACCAAATACTAGCTTACAATGATATAGCCTTAAACCTATACTTTACGACATTACAGCCACTAGAATTTACTGATGTAGATAAAGACTTACAAGATAGTGAGACTATAGAAGAAGAAACAGGTGTTGAGATGTCGGTAAATCTTGCTAAATATCCTTGGGACAAATGTATTGCTGAACAAACTAAAAGGTATGGAGCAGCAGCAGCACCTAAAATATGTGGATATATAAAAGAAAATATGTCATCTATTCAATTAAAAGAGATTGACGGCAAACAAGCATACGGAACAAAAGAAGAAGCTGAAGCAATTGCAAAGATGATAGATTGCGATGGTTACCACGAACACAAAGAAGACGGTAAGGTTTGGTATATGCCTTGTAAGTCACACGGTGAAGTTGATTTAGAAGAATTTGGTGAAGATGAAGATTTAAGCGAATGGACATTAATTGATGAAAGAAAAGTTGATTATGATAATGAAGAAGCATTAGATTATCAAATTGATGAACTAAACAAA